GGAAGTTCTTAATCATTTCCCTTGTCCCCCTCAGACAATCTCCACTACTTTATCAGCATAGAAGCTCTTCCATGAGCTAGACGACACTTCATAGATAGGGATCTGACCCCGTGCCTTCATAGCTTCACCCTGAGCCATTCCCTTGTCGGAGCCTACGATCTTACTGGTAGGCTTGAAGAGGCCATTGACTACGCGGATGCTCCCATCCTTCTTGATGAAGCTGACTGTGGCAAAGCGAGTGTCTTTTGCTTCTACTGCGGCTCTGACTTGTTCAGGTGTAAGAGTATTCATGTGATGTCCTTTCATCTGTATGAGGATAAGATAGTGATTCTGTTACTCAGAGTCAACCGCTAAAGCAATAAATCTGATACCCTCTAGGGCAGTCTTCTCAGCTTCCATTGTAGCCTCTAGCTCTTCAGCCCTGATACTGGCAGCGATACGACCATAACGACGACCTGTGTCTAGACGTAGGATACCATGTGGGGTAATCAAACCGATAATATAACGATCCATATTCTCTTGTTCCTCAGAATTGTGGGTAGAACACTTCGCCATTCATGTATTCGCTAACCAAGTGTTCTAGGTGCTTGTGTAGGTGAGGGCAATAGCCACCCTCCCATTCGATCTCGTCGATCTGTCGCTTGGTGTTGCTGATCTCTTGTTCCATTGGGATTACGCCTTTCAGTTCCAATAGTCTATCTCCACGTTGTTTACAGCATCTGAGATATAACCCAAGATTTCGTCAACGACAACCTCAGAATACTTAGCTTTGAACTCTTTAAGAGTATAAGACCCTTCGTTGATGTAGATACGGCTGATGCTGTAGTCGGACACTTCTAGCCATACGGGACTACCACTGACACCATAGTCACAGTTTTCCAGTTGCAGATCGACATCAGCATGAATCTCTACATAGTCACCCCATGTGGAATCCATAGTAAAGATCTTGAGGATATCATTGCTGTAATCGTCGTAGGCACAGATGAATTTTTCCATGTCGCTTTGCTCCTTATCAGCTATAGAATCGCTTATACTTGAAAGTCTCGATGTCGTCAATAAGGCCACTTGCACAATAGCCCCAAGACTCAAGCACTGATGCAACCTCTTCGGGGAACATCTCTACAATGTCAACGAGGGTCAGGTTGTCCATGTCCTTAGCATCTTCGATGGTATAGTCACCCCAGCTGTCATCATCAGCATACATCAGATCGTCCTCTGGCTGACGCTTGATAACAAGGGCAGACCAGTCAGCGACAATACAAGCCTCTGCAAGCAGGTCCATGAACACGAGATCCTGATATTCTCTGTTAGTGTGCTGATGGAAGTAACCTACGGACACGTTAGTGCATTCGGGAATAATGCTGGTGTATTCGTTGCTGTCAGTGTAGACACCACCATCGTCAAGATCCATGCCAAGACCGATAACGTCAGCAAGAGACTCAGCAAAGGCTGTAGAGCAAGTCCTACGACCCATCTGGTGCGTGATGACTGACTTGTAGCCGTAGCGGTCGAAGCTGATAGCTGCCTTGATACCAGCGACAACCTCTGGTGTGTTCTGGGCGATATGACGAGAGCCTTTGCAACCTACCTCTTCTGCTGCATGGACGATATACAAGCCGGGAACTTTGGCTGCGATCATCTTGAGCATGATGTAGATACCAGTAGTGCAGTCAGCACCAAGGCAGTCATCGCCTGTAGCTTTGGCGTAGTCACCTGAGTGATCGACAACCTTACGACCATCAGCACGATGGACTGTGTCATGGTGAGACATGAAGGCGATGTCAGCGTTAGGGCCGACGACAAGAATGTAGTTACCTGCTGCATCGGGTTGACCGAACACAGGCTCAAGATACTTCTTGCAGAACTGCTTCTGAGCAAGAGAACCTTGGGGTCGTTTGTATGTAAGCATGTCGAGATAGTCTGCGTGTGTGTATGAGTTCATTAGCACCTCGTGTGTTGATTCTATTTGGTTTAGATTGTTTACGCTCATTCCCCCGTCGGGGTCAAGCAGAAAGTTGAAGAGCTTTTCCATCGTCGGGGGTCAGGCGAACATTTCCCTCGTCGGGTCTTTGGCGAACATTTCCCTCGTGGGGGTGATTCCCAGCTTTTCCATCGTGGGGGTCGAAAGTTGTTGGGGTATCGAAAGTTGCCGATATCGATCGATTGAGCGGTATCAAAAAATAGGCCAAACTATCGTTCGATAAAAATCGAAAGACAGTGCAAACTATCGTTCGATAGTTATCAAAAGACAGCAAAATCAAACGATAGTTAAAAATCGAAAGACAGCGTTCGGTATCGAAAGACAGCAAAATTAAACGATACGGCAAAACGTCGAAAGATAGGCGTGAGTCACGAAAGATAGCAAAATCAAACGATACGGCACAGTCACGAAAGATAGGGCAAAGTATCGAAAGATTTTGACAGGGAATCTCTGGTGTTTTTTGCGAACAAAACGGCGAAAACCGATTATCCCTGCCCGCAAGATTCGCGGGTGAAAATGTCTTATTTTTCTGACTGTCTTGTGTCTATGTCGCCACCTATCGGCTGTTGCTGTTGTGACCTATATAAAGATGCAAAACGGGTGTTGCAAGGGGTGTTGGGTGTTGCTAGGGTGTTGTCAGTTTCAACCCGACTCATAAGGACTCACAAGATGGACGCCTTCGCAACAGTGACAGCATTGCAAGAGCTTGCCGCAACATATCAGGACGCGCGCCACCCGCTTGGGTATGGTCATTCGACCGACCACAAAATCGCATTGCAGCTTGAACGAATTGCAGAACGCCGCGCAGCGTATGATAGTGACCTAGGCAAAATCACGCAAGCTCTTAACGCCGTTTTGACCTATGCTTGCCCTATTGTGTCACCAGACAATCCTGAGCTGTTGGCAATTTTTGCAGACCCAAAGCATATTGAAACAGGACGCCGCACAACAGGTAAACCGGGAAAGCTGTTGGGCAAGCTCTTGCCGGGTGCGACAAGCAAAGAGAAAGAGGCATTTGCGGTATGGTGGAAAGAGACAATCATTCTACCGCGCGATGGATTAACAGTGAAAGAGACAATGGACGGCGATATCATTGGCGATATCTATAAAGGCACATTGGCGCGTTCCAGTGATCCAAGCCTAACGTCACGCGGGTGGAAGAGCTTAAGCGCGTCTTGTATGCGATATGATTTTGACCATTTGCCGCAACACCCCGCTACAGTATATGGCACGGGTGACTTCAAACTGTATTGGGTGGAAAACAGCGCCAAGCACATTGCCGCAAGAGTCATTGTCGCAATTCGCAATGGGCGTTTTGTTCCGGGTCCAATTTATTGCAATTCCAACGCCGCTGGTGACCTATTAGAAAAGCATATCCAAGCGGAAAAGAGTAAACCGCGCGATGGTGACTCTGTTGATTCCGAATCTTGGATCAATTGCCGTTTGGATCGTATTGAACACAATGGCGGCTTTATTGCGCCTTATTTAGATATTTATCAGGCTGTTAAAGATACCGGGTCGTATCTCAAAATATGCTCCAGCGGCAATGCCGATATCGAATTGAGCGATACAAGCGGTCTTGTGTATGCGGGTGGCGCTTATCAGTGTTCGGATTGTGACGAAAGAATTGACGAAGATTCTGCATACCATGACGACAATGGGAATTGCTATTGTGAGTATTGCTATAGCGAACGCTATACCATGTGCGACCATTGCTATGAGACAACAGTGCGCGACGATATGGTGACAATCCAAGACTGGCGCGGCCGGGGTGTTGATTGTGCTTGTGAGTATTGTGCCAACAGCGGCAACCTTGATTGTGTTGAAATTGACGGGGAGTATTACGAAATTGACTCTGTTGTGTTCGATAGCGACGACAACCCCCATGTGTTGGATTCCGACACTTATTTTGTTTCTGATTTAACAGGCGAAACACATGCCACAGAACAACAGCACACATTGCCGAATGGATACTCTTGCACCATGTGTGAGGCGGTGGAAACGGGCAATTGGATTGTGAAAACAGAACGCGTGTTCAAATGCACTGTTGTCGAATATGACGGCAATCATACCGAACGCTATACTGTTGTGTCGCGTCTTGTGCTGCAACATTGGTTGGAGCTGGACTCACGTGGTGACGTTATCAACAGACAGCCCATGCTGTTGGATTGTGTCGCATTGCCCGGTGTTGAGTGTGAATTGGAGTATGCGGCATGAAATATAGAATCCGTGACCTATTGATTGACAGCATTGGCGCTGTTGCTGTTGTGCTTGTGCCTCTTGTGTTGCTTGTGTTCTAAGTAAGCTCGCTACGCTACGCGAGAGCCGCCACAACAGCCCACAACAGCCCGACTCTTAAGCTCCGGTAGGTCACCCGCCTATCGGGGTTTTGGCTTGTGTGCGGCGCTCTCAGGCGCTCTCAGGGGGTTGTGCATTTATGCAATGGTCGCATGGTGTTGTCGTGCAATTCTGCACAATGGTTTTTGACCATTTGGTAAAATATGGGATTGCGAATCAGAGTCGGTAGGTGAGGCGCCCCCGATTCTCTCCCGTCAAGATTTATTTGCGATCTAACACAAGATTCTTCCCCAGATCACCTAATGTGTGTCTTTTGTGCAACACATATGATTTTTCTGTTGACTCGGGGGGTGGGACCCTATAGAATCTGCGCGGATGATTCGGTGGGGTAGGGTAACGACACATAAATCCAAGATAAGAAAAAGGTTCGAGCTTGACCTAATGCTTGACAAAGACAACTAATAGGGGGGCATCACCCCCTGATTCGACCTGTGCTACCCACCTACGACAAGAAAAAAGTAAAAATTCTTTCGTTACATTACAACACTTTAGATACATCAGTAGAAAAAAGATGAAAAAAGTGCTTGCGGAAGTTGTAAAAAAGTGCCTATAGTATAGTGAGACCCTTACTTAAGAACAAACTATAGTTTCAAACAGTAGCTTAATAATTCCTAGTAGATTATTAGACTCAAGTATATATCTTAAGTATAGTCTATACTGTCGTAGCGCTGCTACGCAGCTTGAGTATCCCCTAAGCCAACCAAGACGAACCTAGTCAAGATTGTCGTATCATGTAGATGTGGTCTTGCTGATGGCTCTTTTAGGGTACTGCTCCAGATCCCCCATCTGTTCTACCCACTTAAGAATATCTTATTCTGTCGTCCCCAAGGAACGTAGTGACGTGGCTTATGATCCCCTCCCATACAGTAAGAATGTTGAGAAGCACGTCCTTGAGTGCATTCAGGGGGGTGTAGGCATCCGTGAGATGTTGGCTTCTATGCAGCATCTACAGGGCGCACCTAAGTCTCTTTCGACACTCTACAAGATCTATGGCACTATCATCCACAGTGAGAGAGCTAGGATCAATGCTGCTGTTGGTCGTAAGGTGATTGACCAAGCACTAGAGGGTGACTTTAAAAGTCAAGAACTCTTTCTCCGCTCTAAAGGTGGCTGGTCCCCCAAAGAGACTGTCGAGACAACCGAAGGTATTGACGAAGATACTGACGAGAGTGCTGTTGACGCATTGATGAGTTTGCTAGGATTTGATTCTGATGACCCGACCACAGAGGAAACTGACCGCTGATAGCCTTCGTAAGCTACCTAAGTCTAAAGTTGACCAACTGTTCAAAGAGCTTGGTCCTCAGAGAGTAGAAGAGCTTAAGCATACTTGGACCTTCTGGGCTAGAGATGAGCAGTTAGAGCCTGAAGGTAACTGGAACACTTGGTTCATTAATGCTGGTCGTGGTTTCGGTAAGACCCGTGCAGGAGTTGAGTGGGTCAGGGAGAAGGTTAAGCAGGGAACTAAGCGTATTGCTGCTGTAGCTGCTACTAACTCCGATATTGAACGAGTTATGGTAAAGGGTGAATCAGGTTTCCTGAATGTCTGCTGGGCTGGTGATAAGACCTATGCTGGCAAGAAGATGGGTTTCCCTGAATGGTCGCCTACCAAGAGAACGCTCACTTGGGAGAATGGCGCTCAAGTCCAGTTCTTCTCTGCTGAGGAACCTGAGCGTCTCCGTGGTCCCCAGTTTGAAGCTGCTTGGTGTGACGAGTTAGCTGCTTGGAACAAAGACATTGACACTTGGGCAATGCTTCAGTTCTGTATGCGCCTCGGTAAACACCCCCGTATTATGGTTACAACGACACCTAAACCAACTAAGTTGGTAAGACAGATCCTCAAGGATGGTAATACGCACATTACCACAGGATCTACCTTCGATAACTCAGCTAACCTAGCCTCTACCTATTTGAAGGCAGTTAAAGAGCAGTATGAAGGAACTAGGCTTGGTCGTCAGGAACTTTATGCTGAAGTCCTAGAGGAAGCTGAAGGCGCTCTGTGGAACACTGACATGCTGGATAAGGCGTCAGTTAAGCATGATGATGTCCCCCACCTCAATCGTATTGTCGTAGCTATTGACCCCGCTATTACAGCTAATGCCGAAAGTGACATGACAGGTATTGTCGTTGCTGGTGTAGATGTAAACGGGATTGCCTATGTCCTCGGAGATTACACAGAGAGGCTTTCACCGCAAGGGTGGGCCTCTAAAGCCATATCCTTATACCACCAATACTCTGCTGACAGGATTGTCGCTGAACGTAACCAAGGTGGGGAGATGGTCCGCAGGACATTAGAGGTAGAAGATGAAACTGTTCCTATCAAACTTGTTCATGCCTCTCGCGGTAAATATGCCCGTGCTGAGCCTATATCTGCCCTATATGAGCGTGGTCTTGTTAGACACGTTGCAAACCCTCCAGACGGTTCTTCCCTGAACGAACTAGAAACTCAAATGAGAACGTGGGAGCCACTAGGGTCGATTGGCTCTCCTGACAGACTTGATGCTCTTGTGTGGGCGCTTACAGACCTCTCACTTAACGGATACGCCAAGCCTCAGTTGACCCTCGCTTATTCTAGTGCCAAGGGTCTTAGCCGCTAACATAGAGACTCAATAACATGGTCAAGAAGCTCTCAGAGACGCAAGCCAAGCAGGTGCTAGGTGTTGCTGGTGATAATGTAACCAACGGTCAAATCCGTGCTGACGAGTTTCTCCCCGAGCTTCGCGGCAAGAAGGCTATCCGTAAGTATCGTGAGATGCGGGATAACGACAGCACTATCGGTGCAGTTATGTACGCCACTGAGCAAGTGCTTCGTGATGTCAAGCTCCACGTTAAGCCAGCTAACGACAGTGATGCAGCTAAGGCTGAGGCTGAGTTTGTCAAGAGCGTCCTAGATGACATGGACCACACCTTAGATGACCACGTCTCTGAGGCTTTGTCGTTTCTGTCGTATGGCTTTGCTTGGTTCGAGGTTGTGTATAAGCGTCGTGAAGGGATGCAGACTACCAACCCTAAGAAGCGTTCTAAGTTTGATGATGGTCGTATCGGTGTTCGTAAGATCGCTATCCGTGCGCCTTGGACTGTAAACAAGTTCGATGTGGACCGTGTGTCAGGTGATGTCTTGGGTCTTCATCAGGATGTAGGCAACTTCAACGGCACTCACTACATCCCAGTTAATAAGTCTCTTTACTACAGAACGACAAGCATCAACGGTGATCCTTCTGGTCGTTCAGTCCTACGGAATGCGTATACTTCTTATGAGTACCTTAATAATCTTCAATCCATCGAAGCTATCGCAGTTGAGCGTGAGTTGGCTGGTATCCCAGTTGCTCGTATCCCCGCTGAGTATCTCTCTAAT